TTAGTGTAAATCTCACCATCAGCAAGGTTAATTGCAATCTCACCAACATCTAGATCACCAGCAGCAGGAGCATTACCCGCCACGCTCGATCTTTTGTGTTTAATTGTAGTAGCCATCTGGCCTCCTTTTTCTTTAATAAGAAGGAGCCCCTATATAGAGGCCCCTTGTTTATGCAATTTAGTAACTACCACCGTCAAGAGTGATGTTTTGCATTGTTTCATTGCTTAAGTCCCAAGCACCGTCAGTTTCATTCCACTTGAGTACCTTGTTAGCAGAAGTTCCACGCTCTACTTCGATACCTGCATCCTGTGAAGGAGTGCCAGTCTCGTCAGCGTTAAGAACGATGATTGCGTCACCAATGTTTACTTCGTTAGAGTTTACAGAAGTAGTAGTACCGTTTACAGTAAGGTTACCTGCAACGACTACAGTACCACCGTTAGAACCATCAGCAGAAGGGTCAAGTGTAAGACTTGTTCCGTTACCGTCGATAGTTGGAGCAGTTACATTGGCAAACTCTACGCTATCAGAAGTTGCAACAGCCTGACCGATAGATACAGCACCACCAGTAATGCCTACGCCTGTTCCCGCAGTGATGTGGGCTTGTACTTCAGCAGCACTTGGTCCAGTGTAAGTAAGTACACCAGTAGTGCTATTGTAAGCCAAAGAACCGTCACCGCCTGCATCTGTAACACTAACAGCAGCACGAGCACGAGCATCAGTGTAAAACAGGTTAGTTACTTCAGTGATGTCACTAGTGTCAAACTCAGTGAAATCAAGAGCAATAGCTCCACCAGTTAAGGAAATACCGTTTCCACCAGAGAAATGCGCTTGAGCTTCAGCAGCACTTGGTCCAGTGTAAGTGAATGCACCAGTAGCACTGTTGTAAGCAAAAGATCCATCACCGCCTGCATCAGTTGCACTTACTACAGCACGAGCACGAGCATCAGTGAAATACTTGTTAGTTGGGCTTGAAGATGCTTCAGAAATACTGTCAAGGTCAAATTCACTAAAGTCAACAGATATATCACCCGCAGAAAGAGCAATACCTGTTCCACCAGAAAAGTGAGCACGAGCTTCAGCAGCACTTGGTCCAGTGTAAGTGAATACGCCCGCAGCGTAAGCCAAAGAACCGTCACCGCCTGCGTCAGTTACAGAGAATAAAGCTTCAACATCAGCTTCAAGAGTAGACACTTTCTGTACGTCTGCTTCAGCGTGAGTCTCGTTGATCCACTTGCTAGTAGCATTGTTGTAAACAAGGAATTCACCATCAGCTACAGAAGTAATAGTAGTGTCTTCTAATGCTGCAATAGTCTGGTATCCTGCAGATACAAAACCAGTGCCATTGTGGGCTTTAAGAAGGTTGTTAGAGGTATCGTACCAAAGATCACCTTCAACCGGGTTAGCAGGAGCAGAACTATCTACGTAAGCTCCGTCCATACGAATGACAGCGCCGCCGCCATCTTTAGAATACATCTTACGATCAACTAGGTTAATCGCTATTTCGCCTGCGTCGATATCACCTGATACGGGTACAGAGCCGCCTGTTAGGGACTTTTTAAGTATAATTTTTGTAGCCATTTAAAATGAGCCTCCAGTAATGGTTGTATTAGAGTTGTTTATGTTGTTAGTTGCAGTGTGTTTGTTTGTAGTTCCGTTATAGACGTATAGAGCGCCATCCGCTAAAGCGGTGTTATCTACATCCGTCATTATGCTTGTGGTTAATGTGTGGTTAACAAATTGGGAAGTATCGCTATCGTACTGTAGAATATCGCCTTCACCTACTGAGGTGATAGTGACATCGGTCATGGCATTAACGGAGGTTACTTCTTCCAATGAAGGAGTTATACTACCCGCGTTGATTACCTGTGATACAGCACCTGAGCTATCTGACAGTGTGATTATTAAATCATTATCACCGTTAATAGCAGCATTAGTGACAGAGTCACCTCTTGAACCTTGTCCACCCGTTCTTGCTAATTGGATGTTGTAGTCCTGTGAGTCAACGGTTAAAATGTAATTAGACATTACGTTATCTCCGTTGGGCTATATAGGATTTCGACTAATCCTCTTACTGGCTTCCATTTTTGTTGATTATCACCTACACCGCCATCTGCAATCTCTACGCCTATAAAGCCATAAACAGGCTTATCTGGGGTAGGTTGAACATTCCATGTATCACAGAGTGTATCGGGAAATACTATTTTAAATGTGTTATCTGTTACGTCTGCGTCTAATACTGGTAAGGTAGTAATAATAGGTGTACCGCTCTTTTGAGCAGTCGGGACAGTACCTAAACCGTCATTCTCGCCTTCTACTACCTTAACCGTTACTGTGCATCCTGATAGGTTAGTCAGCCATGCAGCTGTCATTCCTATATGCAATTGTTCCCCTTTCACTAAGGAAAATAATGCAGTTCCTGACTTTTTAATCGCATCCTTTGATGGTGAATTAATTCTGTCACGACCCATATTTTGCTTAGAGGTAGGGTTGGTTATTCTAGCCATTTAAGTCTCCTATGCCGATCCTCGGATGGGCAAGCTAAGATTAATTTAAAGGGGGCACGAGTGTACCTCCGAGTGTTTCTAATTGTTCATTACTTCTTCAGATTATTAAATAGCTCAAAAAGTACCTTTACTTTCTCTTTGAGCTGCTCGGTATCCGAGTGTTGCTTGGCTAAAACCACCACCACCGTAACGAACGTAAATGCCAAAGGCCAAATCGCCCCTATTGCGTCTAATGTATCCATTATTATCTCCTTTAAGTTAAGATTAATTTAAAGTTGATCTTTCTCTTCAATAGAGTGATCAGTTGTTTACCTAGTCAGCATCGATCCAACTAGGGTTTAGTGGCCAACTGACATCCAACACGGATACAGGATTATGAAGCTCTCCGATTAAATCTCTGAGTGCTTGCCTGTATTCTATGGATTGTGCCTTCTGATTCTCACTAAGAGAATTATCAGGCATTACGGTCCAATCGCATAGCGACAGCTTTCTATTACGCTCACGGCGAATGTCTTGCTTTACTAGCTCTGGATCCCAAACCCACTTATCCTCATCGGCATCGTAGGTTGCATGATCGTTAGGCGATTCACCTATACAAACAAAAGTATCTTCTTCGAAATCGTATATAAACTCATTGCAAAAAGAAGCAGTACCAGAGGGGATATCCTCGAAGATATGCTTGACATATCCTTGGTCTGATGGTCCTTCGATCTCGCCATCATGGATCTTACCTCTAGCTAACCTGTTTATTTTGCCATTATCAGCAATAAATGCTACGTATTTTATAATCATTAGTTCTCTCCGACCAGTAGAAAGGCACTGTTTTGAACGTAAAAGGTTGTACCGTTAACGTCCTGCCAGTTTATAAACCTTATCCCTGTACCGTAAGTTGTGTGATTGTTTGAAAAGCATAGGCCAATATTATTAGTAGTTGACTGTATGCCTATATAATCGTATGCTGCGTTCTTACTAAGCTCTGCCCAATCAGTATATGTAGAGGACAAGAGAGAGGATGCAGCAGCGGGGTTTCCGGATCTAGAGTTATGCGCGTAGGTATCGGTTATTTCAATAGCGTCATTGGCTAAAATAGATCTGCTATCAAATACAACAGAACCTGCACTACCTACAACCTGCAAACCATAGTTACCGGGAGTGCTACCTACTTGTGTATTACGCTTCAAGTGTACACCTTCCGCTGTATATGCAGTAGCCAGATCTCCTCTATGGGCATTCGTATCAGTACCTGTCTTACTCTTGATAGTGACAACACCTGTGTATATATCAAAATCAAAGAATATAGAACGGTAGTGGCCACTAGACAAGCTAGCCACTCTGAAGAATATGTGATCATCGATCTCCCATGCAGGACTACCTGTAGTAGAGAGGCTTGAAATATTACCTGATGTAACAGGTTGATATATTTCTCGTATCTCTTCCGTACTCGCAATAATCGATCCGTTTGCATTGTTAAATTCTGCACCAAAAGCCATTATGTCACCCTGTATACCTTGTATGATATTGCAACTGTAAATGCAAAATTATTTGTGATAGTGAATGAGTTAGTACCTCGAGCAACAAAAATACCACTTGTAGGTTGATTTGCTGCAGCTTGGATACCTACTAAGAGGTCACCCGAGTTAGTACTAGTCATACCAATACAAGTAATAGTACTAGACGTTTGACCGCCAGTTAATACTAAGCTTCCATTTTCACCAATGTTAAAAGGCTTCTTATTGGATCCCCAAATAAGAGTAGTACCATCAGGTCCATAACACTCAACACCGTATGTAGCTGTTGTTCCAGAACCACCAGAGCCTGAACCACCTGAAGACGGACGAGAGATTACATAAGAATCTACATCAACCTTACCCGCTGTACCTGAACCACCTGTAGAAGCTTGTCTATAAGCAGTAACAAAGTATTCTTTAGCAGAACCCGCAGTGGGTACATCGTTGACTAGTACGTTTAATAAGCTTGTGTCATTACCTACCGCAGTAGATAAGACCGTACCATTGTAAGTACCTAATCTAATCTGGTATGTAGTAGTTGACTTAGTTCCGGATACGGGAGCTGTATGACTAGTTGCAGCGGTTTCTACTGCGAAGCTAGGTACTGCTACTCCTGTTGTCTCTGGAGTTAAATATCCTACAGTGTCCGCTAAACTACTAGCAAAGGAAGATATGTTTCTGTTTCTAGAAGCCCAATAGTATCTCGTAGCACCCCTAGGGTGAGAGAATGAACTACTCAGCTGCCATCCTGTTGAGGGGATAGAATTACTTGTTGTTTGAGCATACTCTAGTGTACCTCCTGAACCGCTTGAAGATAGGTTAACAGTAGTGGTCACAGATGTCGTCGCTGCTGCATTATCGGTTACAGAACCAATAGCAGGAGCCACAGGAGCTGCACCTCGTGTAATCGTGAATGTATCTAGATTATCGAAGTTGTCATCACCACCATTCCCAGTAGGTAGCTCACCTCTAACATAGTACGTCAGAGAAGACCCCTGTGCAACAGGTAAATTAGAGGATACCGTGATTATACCGGGACCAGTTCTGCTGCCTAGGAGAGTACCTGTGTAGCTTGTTGATCTTATTTCATAGACTGTATCTGTACCAGTCCCACCCACGGTAGGAATAGTAATATTAGTAGAGGTAGTTCCAAAAGATACTGTACTGTCTGCAACATCTACGTCTGCAGGATCTAAGTACCCAACCACAAGACTAGTGCTTGCGCTTGTTATGGATCCACCTGTATCACGAGAGGCCCAATAGTACTTAGTGGTACCTCTTGTATGAGAAAATAAATTTGATGTCTGATAGCCAGTAGTTGGCTTGACATTAGTGCTCGTTTGAGCATACTTTAAACCAGTACCACCAGTACCCGATGTGCCAATATTAACAGTAGCTTGTACACTACCTGCCGCAGCATCGTCATGGGTTACACTAGTAATAGTAGGTGGAACGTTTGGTCCAAAGATAGAAAGTGTCTTAGTACCTGAACCACCAATAGCACTCCAATCATCAGATGATGAAGATATTTTCCAGACCTTATAAGATCCAGAAGTTGTTTTAGTCATTCCAGTTCTAGATTGACTAGAAGTCCCATATGTGAGACTATCCCAACCTGTGTCTGAAATTGTATTTTGTATAGCAACAGTCAGGGTATATTCTGTACCTGTCTTGTTTGAATTGTCAATTGTTTTATGAACAGCAGCAATTGTATAAGCCGTTCCTGATATTGTCTCCGTTGTAGGAGAGCGGGAGCCAAATGTAAGGCCCGCACTTGTAGCAGCTAGAGCAGAGAAACCATAATGAAATATGTTTCCTGAGCCCGCTGAACCTTGCGTTACAGTTATAGACACGAATATCTCCTATTAGAAAGAATTGAGGCCCCTTTCGAGGCCCCATGTTTTATGTAGCGAGGTTACCGATTTTAACACGAACAATAGAGTTAGCATCTCTAATCTCTATTCTGTTCTTATCACCATTAAGGTTAATTGAGTTAGCACCATTACCATTAGAAATAGTATCGAGCTTTTCCCATACGGTTCCACTGTATCTCCACATCTGATCTGACTGAACATGCCAGTATAAATCAAATTGTTGTACAGCTGAACCCTTAACCGAGAGGATAAGTCCACTCTTGTTAGCGTCAGTAGCAATAGCTGCAGCAGTATCAATTGCTACCGTTGCACCACTATCACCTTCATCGCCTTTAGTACCGATTCCACCAGTACCACCTTTATCACCTTTTAGTCCGGGGTTACCTTTTTCACCTTGTACACCAGTAACACCCTTGTCACCTTCTGGACCTTGAATGCCTTGGATACCTTGGATACCAGTGATACCCTTAACACCCTTGTCACCTTCTGGACCTTGAATACCTTGGATACCTTGTTCACCAGTAACACCTTTGATACCCTTGGCTCCGGTTATACCAGTTTGGCCTTTC